CCTCCCGCAACATTTCCTTCTATTTTTATAATATGCACAGAAGATGTCACTGGTAACTGTAATTTTCCGCCTGATCCAAATAGGTCTGATAGGCCGCGTCCTCCACCGCGCCGTTTTCGCCGCCGGTCAGCGGCGCGCCGGCCGTGGCTGCCAATTCTGCCTCCGCCAACCAATCCAAATAAGCGTTGGGCTGCAAATCAGCCATAGCCGCAATATTCAGCTGCTTATCCACCTGAACCGTATCCAGATAAGTCGTTACGTCATAAAGCGGCGCGTCCTCACCATCGACCGAGTTTTCCTCAATCACCAGCCGCAGGGCATTGCCCCTTTTGCCGGGATACTTAGCCCGCGCCCATTCGTTAGCCGCCTTTTTGCCGCCCAAATTCAGCCGGAAAAAATGCACCGTCTTGTCGTGCTTAAAAATCTCCCACACCGGCATAAGTTCGTCCGCCGTATAAGCATAACCAAAAAGCTTCTGACTGTCTTTCAAAAATTCGTTCAATTCCACCGTGAACATTTGGTTCTCCGCGCCCCAATCCAAAGCCAACGGCAGCGTGGCCACGCCGCGGTCGGACAATGTTGCGCTGGCCTGCGCAACAGATACAAAGTTCATGTAAGCGCCCGGCAAAACTTTATTCTGCACTAAAAAAGTGCCGCCACCTAAAGCCATAAAATCACTCCTTTATTTTCTCCCTGTTTATGCCCTGTTCAAAACTTAAATCTTCCATGTTCTGCTCCTGCTGCAAGCGGTTGACCGTCAGATTGAAATTGACAAAAAAGTGCAAAATACCGTTCTGTATTTCATAGCGCATATTGGTGCCATGCAGCCAATCACCGTCCAACAGTTGAATAAACTCCAAATTCTCCAGCAGTTTTTCTGCCGCCTCCAGCATTTCGGCGTTATCGCCGTCAGCACGCGGAAAATACTGAATTACCAAAGGATTACGGCGCAGCGCCCGGCTGCCTAAAAGCGGCTGCTGTTCCGGCTGCAAAACGCCAATAAAAAAGCAAGGCTATTGCAAACCTTGCTGCACCATGTTTTGATATATTTCGTAACCGTCACCAAAAGCCGCGTTCAGCTGCCGCGCCACACCTTTGATAATCTCATTCGTTACACTCAACATTAAAACAACCTCTTTATCAGTTCATACAATCTTTTTTCCAGCAGCGCCGGCATCAGGTTTTCCACCTCCTGCGTGGAAATGGTCAGCATAAAATGCCCTGAAACCCAGCCTTTATGATTGGCTGTTCTATGGCCATATTCCACATAGGGAGCGTATTCCACCGGGTTTATAATCTCCACCTGATAGCAGTCTCCCTCCTTTATAACCTCACCGACGGTCCAACCGCGCCGCAGGGTGCCGCCAACTTTACCAGGTAAATACCGCCCCTTGTGCGCCTGCCCAGTTTCGCAAACATAAGTGTCGCCCGAATAATCACCCACCGGCGTACGTTTAACCACCTTATTAAGCAAACGCCCGGCCAACTCCTTAGCTGCGTCACGACAAAATTTATCAAAATCGGCTTTCTCCAGCTTGTCAAGCTGTCGCTCCAGTTGTTGCAACTGCCGAAAATCCACATTACCCCAACGGCCAGCCATTACGCCCACACCCGAAAGAGTTCCAAAGCAATCTCCTGATGTGAAGAATACACTGCCGGCTCGCCGCTGGCCAGATATTCCCCAACTCTGCCGTTCTGTTCCACAATGATTTTAGAACCCGGCTTCACCGCAACCTCCGGCGCAATAAACAGCTTCACCCCCTGCCCCACAGCCGCCGCAGTATCCGTCTGCACCGCCGCCGCTGTTTTCTCAAAGCTTAACTTGCAGGGCTGCCTGTCCAGCACCACCATTTCACCGTGACGGGTTATTTTCGTGACTGCGTCCCGAACTTTGCCATATTCAATAACCGTACAAACGCCGGTATACTGACTTTCAATGGCTTTTCTGACCCTATCCCAAGCGTTCATGCAATCACCACCTAACCCGACGATAACAGGAGAATTCACTGCACCCATAGGTCAGCAGCCAATCAATTAAGATGTTCAGCCGCTGCTCCGGTGTGCTGCTGCCCTCACTACCTGCGGTCGCAAACATAACCGTTGTATCGCCGGCTTGAATTTGCTTGACCGCCGCCTCCAAATCCAAACCGGTCAAATCCTCTGGCGCAAAAACTTTCTTGGCTTGCAAAAACTCGCCAACCGCCATATCCACAGCAATATTCAGCAAACCCTCCGGCACGGCGGCCACGTTGCAGTCATTCTTGATTGTGTTTTCCGCCTTTTGCACCGCAAAGGCCAGCAGTGCATCGTCGCCCTCTCGCAATTCATAACCAAAACTTTGCAGCCGTTTTTTGGCAGCCAAAAGCAAATCCGCCATAACTAGCCTCGCGAAATAATTCTGGCCAGCGGAATGGCCTTGTGATTGATGTAAGAGCGGTCGCTTTCTTTGGTTTCGCCGGAATGTACCAACGTCCAATTCTGACCGTTCTGCAATTCCTCGTCAGTAGGCGAATTGCTGGCCTGCACCTTTTTCTCATAAGAAATACCAAACGGTGCAAAAACCTTGCGCTGCCGAACATAAAGCGTATCCTCACCGCCATTTTTACCCGGGTCGCGGTCCATCTCAATCGGCACTTTCGCGCCAATATCTTCAAAGGCAATCGCCCCGGCGCCCATAACATAAGTGGTATAAGCGGTAAATGTTTCGCTGTCCTCGGCGCCCTCGGTACTCTCCGTAGCTGCAACTTCTTTCACCAGCATTTCGTCACTGACCACCACCAGCTTGCCGTTCCAGGTATAAAGTTCCAAGTCGCGCTGCACGCCCTCGCTGTCGGTGTATTTCAGATAGGATACCAAATTCAGATTTTCCAAATTAGTCGCCACATCAGAGTGCATAAATACCAGACTGAACTTCTTTTTGTTCGCACCGCAGGCCTGATTAACCGCACTGTTCAGAGTGCTGGCCGTAATCCGACCGTCACCCTGCCCGGTTACGTCATAGGTGTGCCGGTCGACAAATTCTTTGTTTTTCGTGCCGGTCATAGCAAAAACACCGTCCAGTACAGCCAAAATAGTCTTTTCGTCCAAACCGTCCAGATATTCCGCCACCTGCTCGGCCACGTTCTGCATAAAATCCACGCCGCCGGTGATGTCAAAGCTAAAGTCCTTTTCCAGCCATGCCTTGGCACGGCCAACTACCACCACGCCCTGCTCGAACGTCTTAGTGCTGGTGGCCAAAATATCTGTGCTGCCGTCATAATTCACCGCCTCGCCGTCAAGCAGGCCACGCATGGCAATTCGGGAATAGCCTGTGCCATTTTGGGAACTAAAAGCCGCCCGAATATCAGGATTGCCGGCCAGCGCCTTAGACTTCTTAATCTCATTCATGCGCAGGTTAGGCACGCGGCCAACCATATAGCGAAACGCTTGTGGGTTAAAACTTTTCGCGTCAAATTTTGTATTTGGCATTTAACATCTTCCTTTCTGTTACTTCAATTCTGCGCCCGGGTTCTGCTCCATATAGGCGCAAAGTTCTTCATAGTTCATTTTGCTGACGTCAACGCTGCGGTTCGGCGGCACGCTGCCACTGGCTCCCGGCTGAAAACCGCGGAATGTTGTGCCGCTGGCTGCCGCAAACAGATAGCCGTCCGACTTCTGCAATGCCTCCAGCTGCTCCTGCCAGCCCTGCAATTTGCCGTCCTCCCCCAGCTGCACCTTGGACAAATCCAACAGGGCGCGCGCCGCTTTGTTGTTCTTGGCGCCGGCTGCCGTCAAAGCGCCGTCAATGGCGTTATCCAGCTTCAGCTGAGCCAGCTCCGCTTTGTGAGCCTTTTGCTGCTCAGCGTTTTGCTGCCGCAAGGCGGCAATCTGCGACTGCAATTCCGCATTATCGCCGCTGGCCTTTTTCAGGCCCTCCAGCTGCTTATCTCTTTCTTTCAAGGTCTTTTGCAACCTCTCCGTTTCCGCCAGTACCTTTTCGGCCTGCTCCTCAGTTAGGCCAAGGGCCAGCAATTCCTCTTTGTTCATTGTGTAATCCTCCTTTATTTTTCTTTTGACTGAAAACTATCCGCGTGAACGCTTTTCGGCCATTCAACCACCACCTTTCCTAAAACAGGCATAATAAAAGCGCCTCTGAAAAACTTTCAAAAGCGCTTGTTTAACTATTCTTTTTCGTAAAACTAACATCGGGCCCCCTGATAAATTACCTCATCAGGTTTACCGTGCGTATCTTTAGGGCCATAAATTTTGCAATAGCGCGTTTGCGGCTGGCGTCCAATCGGGTCTATCACCAAATCAATGAAAATAGTTCGGCCAGACTTTTCAATTTTGGTTATCCGATAATAGGCTCCCCGCTGAATAATCATTTCCGATTCATAACCAAAGCTGGACTGTTTAACAATACCGTCCCAATACTTGCCGCCGCCGTTGCCAAAAGCAGAAAAAGGTTCGGCATACATCATTTGCGTACCCTTAGGAACATATATGTTCATAATCACATCTCCGCTAAAGCCTGTTCCCTTGGCAACACCGGTTGAAGTAAAGGAATATATACGGATTTCCCGGCCGATAAACTGCTGTAAATGTTCCTGCGTCATATTTCCCAGCACTCCGTTTGGCAGCTCCAAAAAGCTTTCCATAGCCTCCGTACCACAGCCACGCTGCAACCAAACATCAATATCATA